TCAAATTTAGGAGGGACTGTTGTACTAGATGAGGCGTACGCGGCTACTATGGTTTCAAGTTTAGACTCGGCTCCAATAGCGCCCGTACAACTCGCTAACATCACCTCTAGCATGATTAATAATATGTTCATTGTTAATCCACCAGCTGAGGTAAAGACTGCCTTACAGGAGGAGTACAACGATGACATGGATGCTGATAGTGGGTTACTAGATGTTGACTTTTTAGAGTTCAATGATTTAGAAACAGACTACTTAGCAAAAGATGAATTAGAATTTACAGAATTAGATGTAGACTTCCTTGACGTTGATTTCCTCGTGGATCTATTAGACGTTGTGGAAGCATTAGTAAGGACTACAAAAAGTCTCGCAGACGTACAATCACAACAAGGAGGTGGTCAGTTTACATTGAAGAACGCTGAAGTCGGGTTTAACAAAGATTCACAGTATAATATTTTTGAACAAGACGGAGATGTAATTTTTTATCGTAATGTAAATGGATCAATTAGACTCGCCTTTGACATTGGTGCGTCTGCGAGAATCGATACCTCAGTAGAAGGATATGAAGGATCGATTCTATTAAATAGCGGGGAAGACATAATCGTAGTGATTAGTCAAGGTGGATAAATAATATAATGAAAGAGTGGATGTTTATATCAGCTATGTTGCTATTGCCTGCAATGTGTTTTGCAGACAATGAAATCACAATAGAGCAAACAGGAGATACATTTCAAATAGGAGTGGATCAAATAGGATATGATAATGAGATTAAAATGTTTGATAACAACTCATTTATATCAGCAACAAGTTTAGGCATGTACTTGGTTCAAGTCAATACAAGCTCTACCACACTTCCTAATAAAATTACCTTTGACGAAATAACTGGTACTGGTAATGAAATGAAACTAGCTCAAGGCGCTGCATGGGACGTTCTTGAATCTGACACTGACCTTGGTTGGTATTATGATGACTATGAAGGCGGTGGACATGAAATAGATATCACTATGTACGGAAACTATAATCAGTTAGCAGTTCAACAAACAAATCAAACCAATGCTCTTGATGGTCATAACTTCGACTTACACCTAGCTGGTGATTATAATGAAATAAAAATAAAACAACAGAGCAGCGGTGTTAAGAACATTGACTTAACAATCTACAATAGCTATAATGATGTATTCATTCGCCAGAAAGGTAACAACACATCGCACAGTGCAAACATAACCTTAGATGGTTTATATGGAACAGATTTAATTTTAAAACAATTAGGAACTACAGCTCAGACATACAACCTAAGTGTTGATTGTATAACAATAGGTGGTTGCAGCGTAGACGTTCAACAAGGTCAATAATGACAAAGTGGTGGTCCGTATTACCCATTATATTATTAGGTGTATACTTACAAATAACTCAACCAGATCCAATTAAGTCTCTTGGATATCTTTACTATGACACATTACATTCTACAGTAGAGGAAGTAAGCGTAGATGATATTGTATTAGTCAATATAGATGAAAGAGCAATACAGAGAGAAGGCCAGTATCCATGGCCAAGAGACTCAATAGCTAAATATATATCAAGTGCACCAGCAAACAATCTATACGTACTCAATGTACTGTATTCTGAACCAGATAGATTTGGTAAAGATAAAGATCTTGCTCAAGCATTAGCAAATAAGGCAGTAGTATTATCTTCTGCTCCAACCAATCAACTGTCAGATGGTGTAGGAACCTTTGTGGGTGTTGCGACATTAGGAGATCAAAATCATGAATCACTCTACTCGTTTAAAGGACTTCTTTATCCTATTAGTGATCTTTCTAACTGGGCTTTTGGTGTTGGCGCTACTGTGGCTCTACCCGACCAACCCACCGGAGTTGTGCGTAAAGCACCACTTGTCATTCGAGCCAACGGGACACAGTATCCATCATTGGCACTCGACACTACCAGAGTGTTTGCCGGAGAACCAAGCTACCAAATGAAAGTAGGCTCCAATGGAGTTGAATGGGTTCGTATAGGCAGACAGCCACCAATCACAACAAATAGTTTTGCAGAACTTAATATTGCATTCTGGAATAAATTTAAACAAATAAGTATACTTGATTTACCCAATGAGAATACACAAGGTAAAATTTATATATTAGGAATTACAGCTGAAGGATTTACTAATCCAGTACCAACCCCAAAGGGAGGAGTGTATCCCCACGAAGTTCAAGGACATCTGATTCACACCTTAAAATCAGGTATTCAAATAACCGAACCCGACTGGAGTGCAGTAGCCTCTCTCGGTCTTCTGTTGATCGGGTCTTTAGGAATTCTTCTAGTGGTCTATACACTTCCCACAATTCTGGCGGCGTTAGTTTCGATTCTTCTAATAGGCGGCGGTCTCGGAGCAAGCTACTATTTGTGGAGCTCTGAGCTTGTCTTCCTAGACGTTTCACTGTTTTTCTTGATCTCAATATTAGTTTTTGGTCAAAGTTCTTTTAATAAGTATTATACTACATTTAAACAAAAAGAGCAAATACGTAAGCAGTTCGGAACTTATTTATCTCCCGACATGGTTAAGATGTTACAAGATGATCCATCACTTTTAAAGCTAGGTGGAGAGAGAAGAGAGATGAGTTTTATGTTCATGGACATATGTGGATTCACTCCCATATCAGAACATTATAAGAACAATGATGACCCTGAAGGTCTAGTAGAATTAGTAAACAAGTTCTTAGACCTACAGACTAAGATCATACTAAATAACAATGGAACTGTCGACAAGTACATGGGCGATTGCATCATGGCATTTTGGAATGCACCTCTCCCTTGTGAAAACCATGCCGATATGGCTATAAAAACATCTATAGAAATTATAGAAGCGACCAGGAAACTCAATGAAGAACTTAAACCTCTCAATCTTCCTCCTATCAATGTTGGCATTGGTGTCAACACAGGTGAGTGCATCGTCGGAAACATGGGATCAGAAGTTAGATTTGACTATTCCGTTATTGGAGATGCCGTCAACCTTGCCGCTAGACTCGAAGGTCAAACAAGAAATTACGAAGGGGTGGACTTGCTGCTATCACAGTTCAGTCGTGAAGCAAGTACAGAAGGAAAATTCAGAGAAGTTGATAGAATCCAAGTCAAGGGCAAGACTGAAAAAGTTACGGTTTATACATGTAGTTAATGAGCCCACTGACTTTCAATTAAACTACTTTTGGCTTATGAATTTTCTAGATGCGAGTATGTCATATCATTATGTGCATGATCATCCTAATATAAAAGAGGGCAATCCTCTATTACCTGAAAAACCTAATGCAGGGCAGTTCATATTACAAAAGGGACTTACAGCTCCTCTTCTAGCTGCAAACTCTAGTTACGAAGATATGGTATTTTATAATGTAGTTCTAACAATAGTTGTCTTAAGAAACCATTACCTGTATAATACGACATCAAGATGTGCTGGACCTGCTAACTATCACGTTGATGGTTATAATGTAAACTGTAATTAAGGTATAATAAATAGTTGAACTAATACATAATCTATTATATAATATACGGAGTAAATATGTACGATAAACAAAAAGTAATTGATCAATTAAAAATTGACGAAGGTATAGTTTATGAGATCTATAAAGATCACTTAGGTTATCCTACATTCGGAATAGGACACTTAGTTCTAGAATCCGACCCTGAGTTTGGTCAAGATGTTGGTGTTCCTGTTTCAGAGGAAAGATGCTTAGAAGTATTTGACCATGATCTTGAAGTTACTGTTAATGAGTGTAAAGTATTATTTTCTGACTTTGATGAAAAGTTAGATGAGGTGCAGGAAATACTTATTAATATGATGTTTAATATGGGAAGAACTCGTTTAAGTAAATTTAAAAAATTTATTGGAGCTCTTGATGAAAAAAATTATGATGAGGCAGCTAATCAAATGATGGACTCAAAGTGGTATAACCAAGTTGGTAAAAGATCAGAAAGATTAGTTGAAAGAATGAGAAATGCAGGATAAAAAAACAATCCAACAACAAATAGACGAAAAAATAATTACAGTAAAAGACTTTGCTCTATCTATAGAAACTTTTGTTAATGATAAAAAAATAGGCTATTTAGATGCTCTTACGCATTATGCAGATCAAAATAGTGTAGAAATAGAAACAATAGCTTCTCTAGTAAAGAATAGTCATGTATTAAAGGCTAAACTTGCTGCTGAATCTGAAGGTAAAAAATTATTAAAAGCATCTGGCAATAAACTCCCTATCTAATGGAAGGTTTTGTTGTTAGAAATCTTCTATCGCGAGAAGAAGTAACTGATCTTATGTCACTCTGTAATAGAGACTGGGAAAGAGCTTCTTCTATAGATGCTAAAGGTACTGAGCTTTCATATGATTCATCTAGAATTACTGAAATGGTTGGTCTAAATTTTCATGAACTAGGTAGCATTCCATCAAAAATCATAAAAAAAGCTAATAGTATTTTCAATAATAAATTTTATACTAATGAGTCTATTAGTATTCTTAAATATGATTCAAGGCTAGGGGCTAAATTTGACTATCATACTGATGATATTAACTATAAAGTTTATATTGACGGTAACGGTAATAGAATAACAGACCCTGAAGAATATTTTATTATTAATTCACGTCCTAGAAGAAAGATTTCAATAACAGTTGCACTTAATAATAAATGCGACTATAATGGAGGTGACTTTAAAATTCAACCCGATGGTGAGCAGAATTCGTTTGAATACAATGCTAAAAATATTGATTTGAATTTAGGTGACGCTGTTTTATTTGATTCAAGGATGTATCATGGAGTTACTCCTGTTACAGAAGGTATTAGATATTCAGCTATAATATGGTTATATCATTTAGAGGAATTTTATGATTGGTGGAGCACAAACGATCAAATCCCTTCCGAAGGGTTCGATAGATTTAAGAGGTACTATGAAAAGTACGATATCCCCTTATGAGGTTTATATAAAGTATCTTGCTCTTAAGCAACATTTTACAACAGAACATTATAATTATTTTACTTATAACGGTAAAGTAAGAGCATCTGAACACGCATTTAATATTAGAAAAGACAAATACTTTTTTATGAAGTTATCTAAGCATAAAGATGTAGAAAATTTCCTTTTAGCTAATATAGTTGACGGTGATAAAGATTTCTGGATTGGTGAATTAAGAGAATCTGCACCGGAAGATGTATATCGTAACTGGAAAAAAAGACAAGAAGCTTTAACTTATACTTTTAAAAACGAGTTAAGTAATCTTGATGATAATTTTGATAAAAACTTTGCTGTCGAAAAGTATGGCCATCCGCACTTGCTTAGGTTATATTTAAGAAATGAAGTTTGTATTGAAACAATGTGCATACTTGATATGCTAGTGAATTATAGTAAAACTTGGAACAAATATTTACAAAAAGACTTGATCTGGGAAGATAAATATACTATAATAACCAAGTATAGGCCTTTTCTATCTATAGATTTAGATAAGTTTAAGACCATTACTTTGGATTATTTTAATGATAGATAAACCGCAAATAAACCGCAATATATACCGCAATACGCAAGGAGATAATATGTCGCAATCATTTGAAGCACTTAAGAAGAACTCGGCTTCTGAGCTTAATAAACTTACCGAGGCACTAACTAAACTGGATAGCAGTCCTAAAAAGCAAAATGGACCAGATGATAGAATCTGGAAACCTGATGTTGATAAAGCAGGGAACGGTTATGCAGTTATCAGATTTTTACCAGCACCAGAAAATGAAGATGTACCATTCGTAAGAGTATGGGATCATGGCTTCCAAGGACCTACTGGGCAATGGTATATCGAAAAATCTTTAACTACTGTTGGTCAGAAAGATCCTGTATCTGAGTATAATACTACC